ATGTATATTCGCACATAGTTGACCTAACGCATGGCAACAGGAAAAAGACAGACAGAATCATCTGGAGTCTCCAAGGGCGGTTTGAGCATGGGCGAATTGTGCTGAACTCTGAAGAAGATTGGGATGATTTCACCGATCAACTCTTGATGTTTCCTGCCAATGGCGTACACGATGATCTTCCTGATGCTTTGAGTTATATTGACCAATTGGCTGTAACATCTTACTTTGAGGGTGAAGAAGATGAAGAGTGGGAGCCTGTAGACATCATATCGGGGGTTTAATGGCAACAGATAAGCAAGATAAGCTAGAGCAAAATCAATTCTATGAGCCTACACAGGCTGACAAAGAACTGACTGATTTTGTTGTTGACCATTGCAATCGCTGGCGTGACTATCGGGATACCAACTTCCTTCCAGATTGGCTTGAATACGAGCGAATCTTTCGTGGACAGTGGGCTGTTGAAGACAAAACCCGTGACTCTGAGCGTTCACGCATCGTAACCCCTGCCACACAACAAGCCGTAGAGACTCGCCATGCTGAGATTATGGAAGCCATCTTTGGTCAAGGCGAATTCTTTGACATTCAAGATGATATTCGGGATGTGAACAACAACCCCATTGATGTGGGCATCATCAAAGCCCAGTTGATGGAAGATTTCAAGCGCGACAAGATTCGCAAATCCATTGACCAGATCGAGTTGATGGCAGAAATCTACGGCACAGGCATTGGCGAGATTGTCGTTAAGACTGAAAAGCAGTATGTGCCCTCTACTCAACCGATTCCTGGGCAAATGGGCCAAGCTGCCATTGGAGTTGTGGAAAAAGACCGCATTGCAGTCAAGATTTCCCCTGTAAATCCAAAAAACTTCCTTTTTGACCCCAATGGAACCTCAGTTGATGACTGTATGGGGGTGGCAATTGAGAAATACATCTCTATCCACAAGATTGTTGAAGGCATTGAGCGTGGAATCTACCGAAAAGTAGACATTGGCACTGCTGGTGAAGACACTGACTTGGAACCCACTCAAGAGGTTAGCCAATATCAGGACGAAAAGGTACTTTTGCTGACCTACTATGGTCTCGTCCCGCGTGAATACTTGGAAAATCTCAAGGAAAGCAAAGAGATTGTCGAGTTGTTCCCTGAGAACTCTACTGCTGAAGAATACACAGACATGGTTGAGGCCATTGTCGTGATTGCCAATGATGGGCAGTTGCTCAAAGCAGAGGCAAATCCTTATATGATGAAGGATCGCCCTGTTCTGACCTACCAAGATGACACGATTCCTAATCGTCTTTTGGGTCGTGGCACAGTGGAAAAAGCCTTCAATATGCAAAAAGCTATTGATGCTCAGATTCGTTCTCACTTGGATTCATTGGCGCTGACCACTAGCCCCATGATTGCAATGGATGCAACCCGTCTGCCCCGTGGTGCTAAGTTTGAAGTCAAGCCTGGAAAAGCTATTCTCACCAATGGCGCACCTTCAGAGATTCTGTATCCATTTAAGTTTGGGCAGACTGATGGCAACAACATGGCGACTGCCAAGGATTTCGAGCGAATGCTCCTGCAATCCACGGGAACTTTGGATTCCCAAGGCATGGTTACTGCTGGCGCTAGAGACATGGGCCAAGGTGGTATGTCGATGGCAATTGCCACCATCATCAAGAAGTACAAGCGCACTCTGGTGAACTTCCAAGAAGACTTCTTGATCCCCTTCATTCAGAAGGCGGCATTCCGCTATATGCAGTTTGACCCAGAGCGTTATCCCTCTGTGGACATGACTTTCATTCCTACTGCCACCCTTGGCATCATTGCCCGTGAGCATGAGCAACAGATGTTCATTGGTTTGCTTCAGACTCTTGGCCCTAACACTCCTGTGTTGCCATTGATTTTGAAGGGTGTTTTGGCTAATTCTTCACTGACCAACCGCTATGAACTGATGGAGCAGTTGGACAAGATGAGCCAACCTAACCCGCAAGCAGAGCAAATGGCTCAAGTACAACAACAGTTGGCTATGCAAGCTGCACAGGCTCAGATTGCTGTGAATGCAACCCAAGCTGAACAGAATCGGGCAGAAGCTGAGAAGCTGAAGGTAGAGACTCAGTTGATGCCTCAAGAGATTCAGGCCAAGAACATGGCTGCAATGACTAAGAACTTGCCAAACCAAGACGATGCTGGTTCTAAAGAGTTTGATAAGCGGGTTAAGATTGCTGAGTTGATGTTGAAAGAAGCTGATATTAAGAACAAATCCAAGATTGTCGAGTTGCAAATGGCTGACAAGAAGGGCAAAATGTCGAGCGTTGAAGATGAATTTCTCAATCGTCTTTCTCAGGAACTCAGATAATGGATATTGCCGATCTTGAGCGTAAGCTAGGAATTGATGGAATCTCTGCTGAACAGCAGATGGAAATCATTACTGCTTTGCAACAGTCTGCCGCAGAGAAGATTGCCAAGGCAAAGAGCGAGTCTATTGGCAAGGGTGCTGAACTTGTTATCCAAGGCTTGAAGAAGATCAAGTCAGACATGGAGCAAAAGTTTGCTCAGTTGAATGGCGAGATTCAGAGCAAAGTTGCCTCTGTGCAAGATGGACAGGATGGCAAAGATGGCAAAGATGGACGAGATGGCAAGCAAGGGCCAGCAGGAGCAACGGGCGCAACAGGTCGAGATGGTCTTCCTGGGCGTGATGGAGTTGATGGCGACAATGGCATTGGCGTTGCCGCTGCTCGTATTGATTTTGATGGCAGCCTCATTATCACTCTTGATGATGGTCGTGAAATTAATGCTGGTGAGGTTGTTCCTTTTGATGTTGCTGAACGCATCAAAGTCATTACTAATGGTGGCGGTACTTCTCAGTCTGTACTTGATACTCTGACAAGTCTTCAGTCTCAAATTACGGCTATGGCTGGATTTGTGAACTATGAAGGCACTTGGAACGCATCAACCAATACGCCAACCCTTGTTTCTAGCGTAGGAACAAAGGGAGATTACTATGTTGTCTCTGTAACAGGCTCAACTAATCTCAATGGCATTACAACTTGGACGCAAGGTGATTGGGCCATCTTTAATGGTACTGCTTGGGAGAAAGTTGATAACACTGACCTCGTAACTTCAGTTGCAGGGCGTACTGGTGCTATTACTCTGACCACTGCTGATGTTGGTGGTTTGGGAACAATTGCTACCCAAGCGGCAAGCAATGTCACTATCACTGGTGGCTCAATCACAGGTATCACAGATTTAGCAGTTGCTGATGGTGGTACAGGCGCATCTACTGCTGGTGATGCCAGAACCAATCTAGGGTTGGTTATTGGGACTGATGTTCTGTCTCCAAGTGGCTCGGCTGCAAACCTGACCTCATTTCCTACTTTCAACCAAAACACCACTGGCACAGCATCTAATGTGACGGGTACTGTTGCGGTTTTAAATGGTGGTACAGGTGCAACTACTACATCTGATGCTAGGACGAATCTTGGATTGGTGATTGGTACTGATGTGTTGGCTCCCAATGGGTCAGCAGCATCTTTAACCTCATTCCCAACATTCAACCAGAACACCACTGGAACTGCGGCATCTACGCCTAAACTCTTGACTACAAACTTCACGATTGAAGAAAGTGGTGGAAAGTTGTTGTTCAAGTATGGGGCAACGACAATTGCATCAATGTCTTCAACTGGAGTCATTACATCTGTAACTAACATAGTTGCAAATGGAACACCTTAAAGGAAAGTAAATCATGGCAACTCAAGTCTCACTAAATGATGGCGCAGTAGCAAGTGCAGGTGCATTGGCTATTCAGACCAATGGAACCACTCAGGCAGTAAGCATTAGCACTGGTCAAGTTGCAACTCTTGCACAGAATCCTATTCTGACTAGCGGCACTGCCAATGGCGTTGCCTATTTGAATGGCTCCAAGGCTGTTACATCGGGTAGTGCGTTGGTGTTTGATGGTACGAATTTGGGTATTGGGACAACTTCTCCAACCGCCAAATTGCAAGTGTTTAAGGGTGCATCTGGAAGTGGCGCAATTGCAGATTCTGCGCTGGCCTTGCAATATGATGCCACCACAACTTATGGCCGTCATTTCATGGATGGAAATGGGTTTTATCAGATATACGCACCAAGCGGCGGTGTGTCTGGTGGCAATTTAAGCCTGTGGGCTACAACCTCAGTTCAATTTCGCACTGCCGGGGCTGCCGCCGATCCAGCAAAAATGACCCTTGATGCAAGCGGTAACTTGGGTATTGGGACAACTTCTCCCTTGAGCATCTTTAACATCAAAACCAGCAATGGTCAGTTCTTGGTGCAAAACGGAACTTCTTCCGCACAAATGCGTATCAGCGCATTTAACAACGCTGGAGATGCAAATGCCGCATTGATTTTTGAAGGGTACTCATCTGAGTATGGGCGTTTCGACTCCAGCGGTAACTTGCTGGTGGGGACTACGAGTTCAGCACAAGGCTCCGGCGTAGGAAATAAATTTCTTGGCACTGGTGCTGTTTATGTTGTTAATGCAGCTACAAGTGATGCTTTCTCTTACTACAACTCATCAGCATCGGCTTATAGGTTCTATGTAAGTTCTGGTGGAACTATTTCTGCCACGAACACAACTATCAGCGCAATCTCTGACCAACGCTTTAAAGAAAACATCCAAGACCTTGATGCTGGTCTTGACAAAATCATGGCGCTCAAACCGCGCAAGTTTGATTGGAAAGAAGGAAAAGGCGCAAACATTAAAAATGCCCGTGGTTTTATCGCTCAAGAGTTTGAGGAAGTGTTCCCAGACTTGATTGACGAATGGAAAGACCCTGCACCAGAAGGCGAAGAGCCTTACAAAGCTGTCCGCGCTGACTTGATTCCTGTTCTTGTTAAAGCCATCCAAGAACAGCAAGCACTTATCACCCAACTCACCGCCCGTATAACCGCTTTAGAAGGAGCATAAACCATGTCAACAATCGTTTGGAACATTTCCCAACTTGACCGACAAACCTCAGATGGCTTTGTCACAACCGCACATTGGCAAGCAAATGCAACAGATGGGGATTACTCTGCATCTGTGTATAGCACTTGCTCATGGAGTGAAGGCACTGCAACCATTCCCTACGCTGATTTAACGAAAGAAACAGTGTTGGGTTGGATTTGGGCCAATGGTGTTGATAAAGACGCTGTAGAGGCTTCTTTAGAGGCTCAGATTGAATTGCAAAAGAACCCTGTGACTGCTACTGGAGTGCCTTGGTGAGTCCTGAACTTGACAAATACTATTCGGATCGCTTCTCAATGATGGGAAGTGATGGATGGAAAGACTTGGTGGAGGATATTGACTCCATGATTGCATCCTTGAATAATATATCTGTGATTCCTGATGAACAAAGCCTACAATTCAAAAAAGGTGAACTTTCTATACTTACTTGGCTGAAAACCTTGAGACAGGTCAGCGAGAGAGCATACGAGGAACTAAATGAAAAGAATGTTTGAATTTGCCTGTGCAAACGGGCATAAAACCGAAAGACTCTGTGTTTATGAGGCTCAGAGTTTTAGGTGTGAATGCGGTGAAACAGCCAATCGCATTCTTAGTGCGCCAGCATTTAGGTTAGAGGGGTGGTCTGGTTCTTTTCCATCAGCGCATGGAAAGTTCGAGAAAAGCCACCTTGATAAGCTAAAATCTGAACGCAAAGCCAACTCTTAAACAGAAATGTCGAGTTGATTCTCCTACAACCGAAACGGCAGGAAAAGGGAAAATATGTTGATTGATAACGAACCTGAGATGAAAAGTGAGTTAGAAGCTGAAGAATCCAAGCTATCTAACACCATTGCGCCAACAGCACCTGGACTCCCTGATAAATACAGGGACAAAAGTTTGGAAGACATTGTTCGGATGCACCAAGAGGCTGAAAAGCTAATTGGCAAGCAAGCGCAAGAAGTGGGAGAGGTAAGGAAACTCGCTGATGAACTCATTAAGCAGAACCTCAGTTCACGACAGCAACCTATTAAAGAGGAAGAACCTGAAGTAGATTTCTTTGAAAATCCACAGAAGGCAGTTCAAAAGACTATTGATAATCATCCTGATGTTCTCGCCGCCCGTCAAGCGGGTGTAGATTTCAAAAGGATGCAGATTCAACAAAAGCTAGGGCAAGAGCATCCTGACTACACTCAGATTGCTCAAGATCAGGACTTTGTGAATTGGGTGAAATCATCGCCTATTCGCCTTGGTCTGTATGCAAAAGCTGATGGTGAGTTCGATTACGATAGTGCGAATGAGTTGCTGTCTACTTACAAGCAGTTGCGTGGTGTCAAGTCAAAGCAGACTGAGCAAGCGGGTGAAACCGCCAGGAAGCAGAGCATGAAGGCCGCACAAGTGGATGTTGGTGGAACTGGTGAGAGTTCAAAGAGGGTATACAGACGGGCTGACCTGATTCGGCTGAAGATGACCGATCCGGCTCGATACGAGGCACTGAATGATGAAATTCTTGCAGCGTATTCTGAAGGTCGGGTCAAGTAACTTAACTTTCGTTTCTAAGGAGAAACATCATGGCATTTCCTACCCCTGCGGTAACCACGACTACCGCCGCTACATTCATTCCTGAAATTTGGAGTGATGAAATTGTTGCCGCATACAAGAAAAACTTGGTGCTGGCAAATTTGGTGATGAAGATGAACTTCAAGGGCAAGAAAGGTGACGCTGTTCACATTCCTGCACCTTATCGTGGTTCTGCTTCTGCCAAGGCCGCTTCTACCGCAGTGACGCTGATTGCATCTACTGAGACTGAAGTTCAAGTGTCGATCAACAAGCACTATGAATATAGCCGCTTGATTGAAGACATCGTTGAGGCTCAAGCCCTGAACAGCTTGCGTCAGTTCTATACCAATGATGCTGGTTATGCCCTGGCTAAACAAGTCGATTCAGACTTGATCCAGTTGGGTCGTGCTGCTAACGGCGGTACTGCTGACAGCGCCCGTTACACGGGTGGCTTCATTGGTGGCGATGGCACGACTGCCTTCGACTACACGGCTAACACCAACACTGGTAACGCCTCTGCTCTGACTGATGCTGCAATTCGCCGCACCATTCAGCGTTTGGATGACAACGACACTCCTATGGATGGTCGCTTCTTCATCATCCCCCCGTCTAGCCGTAACACGCTGATGGGTTTGGCTCGTTACACTGAGCAAGCCTTTGTGGGTGATGGCAACGCCATCCGCAATGGTGAGATCGGCAACCTGTACGGCATCCCTGTGTTCACTTCCAGCAACGCTGACTCTGCATCTGCCACTGCGGCTTTCCCCGCATCTGGCACTGCAATCGCCCGTGTTTGCTTGATGGGTCACAAAGACTCTATGGTTTTGGTTGAGCAAGTGGGCATCCGTTCACAAACTCAGTACAAACAAGAGTACTTGGGCACGCTGTTCACTTCGGACACGCTCTATGGTGTGAAGGCTCTCCGCACTTCTACCACTGGCACTGACCCGAATGCCGCATCCATGTTCGCCTTGGTTGTGCCTTCCTAATTGCAGTTGCGCCCCCTGCCCTAGTGGTGGGGGGACTTTTTTAACCTAATTAGGAGAAATCAAAATGGCAGCAGCAACCGCAGTCGTTTCCCGCCGTGGTAACGATCAATTTCGTGGCCTTTTTACAGACACTTGGGATGTGGCTTGTACTCTAGATAGCGCCTTAATCGCTACTACTGCTACGGCAACTGACACAGTGACTGTTCCAGGCGTTGCTTTGGGTGACATGGTTCTTGGTATGTCAGTTGGTGTGAGTGAAGCAGGATTGGTTCGTAGAGCCTATATCTCTGCCGCTAACACTGTGACTATCGTGACCTACAACCCAACAGCAGGTGATGTTAATTTGGCATCAACCACATTGCAACTGGT